TATTGAGAGGTATTTCATGATAACATATAAAATTAAAATAGCAAAGAATGCATTTCTTGAACCGATGCAATCCCTTGAGACTGCAAAAGCATATGCAGGGGGGATGAGCCCGGTAAGAGAAATACATGAGTTTATCTGTGATTCAAGATCTGCATCTGCTGTTCATGTTTTTGATGGTAGTGAGTGGCATAGATACGAAAACGAAAAGGTTGAAAAGAGTTTTAATGAGATGGGAGAGAAGTGATGAAAAGCGTAATAAATCAACTCAGAAAACTAAATTACTCTAATATTGCGATTGCTCATCATTGCAATGTTTCTGCTGATGATATAATTCATAATAGTAAGTATAGTTTTCTACAAAAAAGAATGCAATAATTATTGGAGAGGGGCCGTAAAAACAGGGATTTTTTCAGGCAAGCAAATAAAAAGGGATGAGGTATGGCAAACAGGCGAATGTTGAGTAAATCAATATCGGTTTCAAAAAAAGTAAATAGGGATCTTTATCAGCATTTAAAGGCAGAGGGTAAGGATCCATGTTTTGGGCTTTTGTTGTTTTCGTGGTTAATACCTCATACGGATGATTTTGGGAGGATTGATGGAGATCCGTATTATATTAAACATCAAATAATTCCGGCCCTCCCACTGACTGAGGATGATATTGAAGTTGCTCTGAACGCAATGGATGAAGTAGGGTTAATTGTTTGGTATAATGCAAATGGTGGAAAAGTAATTCAAATAATAGACTTTGACACACATCAAAAAGGATTGGATAAAAGAACAAAATCAAAATTTCCACCTCCTCAAACAGATGAAGTAACAGAATTAGATGCATCAGAGAAGGATATTGAAAATTACATTTATTCAAATATAGAAGAAATTAATGGCGAAAAAATAATATCAAAAGAAAGACAGGTCAGAATAGGGAATCAGTATTTAGATATTGTGATTATAACTAAAAACCAGAAATGGGTTTTAGAATTGAAAAGGTCAAGGATCTCAAATAAAGCAGAATCACAATTGACAAACTACTTGGATTTAGTGCCTAACTCGAAAGGGATTTTAATTGGCTATGGTGTTGCAGCCAATTATCATCAAAAAGATAAAAGGATAAATGTGTACACCTATGATGATAATATGATTTTTACACAAATAACGTTAAATAACGTTACTGAACGTTCTAAGATGTTATTTTCTAACTTAACTAAACCTAATTTAATTAAACCAAATTTAACAGAAGAGAAAATAATAGAAAATAATTTTACTCTTCCTGATAATGCAACTCCCAACGAACAAAACTCATCTCTCCCAAAATGGTATTTTATGCAAGCTGCAATATGGACAAAACGCCTCCAAAGGCATTTCAAAACTGTAAAATATACAAATGATCAGCTTGCACTGGAAATATACCATCTGATTGAGGATAATGATCCACTCTGCAGGGATGATTTTGTTTTAATCAGGGATTATTTATTTGAGCCCAAAAACTGCTCAGACGGTTCACAGGATTGGTTTACAATGATTACATTTCCCCGGAGACTTGGAGAAACATCCCCGGCAAATGGGGAGAAATATTATGCAAAGATCCTCAGGGATTTAAAAGATTCTAAAATGTTTAAAAAGATGAAAGCGGAGGCATTCAGGCAGATAACATCAAAAGAGAATGAGAAAAAGTATGGGGGGAATGAGCCGGGAGCGGATCCGTCAAAAATCCCGGAGTTTCAAGAGGCGAAAAAGAAGCTGAAAAAACATGCAAAGGCTGTAACATGAAAACCGAAAACAAAGAATCATGCTGGACAATCTTTTTTATTTTGTTGATAATTGTGCTTTCAATTATGAATTATTGGCCCAGAGGATAAGATGAAGGCATCAGAGCTCACATATCAGATGAAAATCACATATACAGATGAAACTCTCCCAGATTATGAGATCCCGGACAAAGTAAGGATTGACTTTTTCAATTGTGAACATCCTGCAAAGAAATTCAGTGAGTTAGATGTATTCAAAAAACAGGAGTTTCATATTCTAGTAAAATTCTTTAATGAGTATAACTGGCATCAAACCAATACAGCAAAAGCCCTTGGAATAACTCTGAGGCAGCTCCAATATAAAATCAAATTCTGGGGTTTTAGAGTGCCGAATTGGAAGGTTTATAAATAGGAGACTAATCATGAAAAATAATGGATATTTTGCCACAGCACGTAAAAGGGCTGCCTTTAATGGGCTGTTAATCTATTTTGTTGTTATATTGTATTTACTTTTGTTTCACAGCTCTTGTTCTCATCAAATCACAATAAAACAGCCAGTAAATTATATAATTGATATTCCTGAGTATTTACAAATGAGGCTCAATTTTGCAGTAGGGGACTCAATTTATACTGACAGGGATTTTTGATTTAAAAATGAGCTCAGAGCCTATCTCGTTTTATTATGATGTGCCGATAAAATTATATATTGCTTTTGATCTTGATAGATCAATTTATTTCCCTGACTGGCTGGGTAATTGGGCATATACAGGAAAACAAATATCAGCATCAGATCCGGGGGTTGAGGCATTTTATATATTTGAAAGAGAGTTTTTTCCGGGGCAAATTATTTTAGGTGGAAATTATTCAATCGGTACTGATCCTCACTCAATGTATTTTTTATTTTTAAGGGAATTATCATATCAAACATTCAATCAATTAGACTCTGTATATGTGATGTGTGATCCTGCAGAGGATGATATTCAATATTATAATTTAGGAATTGAATTGCCTGATATATTTATTAATAACTTTGGATATGATGTAGAGAAAAACTTTGAGTTTTTGGGATTACCAAAGTGGGGATTTAGATATAAAATTACTCAGGATCCCGGATTTACTAACTGGACAATATCAGCAACCGATACTGCTACGAATACCGGACTTTTTAGTAGTGAAAGAGTTTGGCTGTATATTGATGAGGTTTCGATCGATACAACTGCACCGGGGAGGCCCAGGGAGTTAATTGTAAGGGATGCCGATAAAGCCAGAAAATAAAAAGAGATATCCCAAGGATTGGAAATTAAGGAGTATTTTCATCAGGTTCTACAGGGCTAAGAATAAATGTGAGAATTGCGGAGCTGAGAATTATAAACCTCATCCAATTACAGGGAGTAAGGTTATTTTAACAGTTGCACATTACTATGATGATAGACCGGAAAACTCAAGCTTGTTAAATCTCAAAGCACTTTGCCAGTTGTGCCATAATAGGCATGATGCACCGGCCCGGAGAATAAGAAAATTAATTGCATTAAAAGCGAAAAATAATAATCAAATAGAACTGGAGTTATAAAATGCCAAAAGGATCAGTAAAAATAATGCTCTCATATGACTATTGTCATTTTGAGGTTTGCCTTGGAAGTGATGAAAATCTCTCCCTTGATCAGATTAATGAAATGAGAAAAGATGCCCAGCGATTAGCTGACAGAGCGGTAAATCAGTACAAAACAGCTAAAAAATATGAGCAGATAAAACTGGCATTGGAACGTGAATATAAGAGACTTGAGAGAGAAGTTGAAACTATAAAAAAGGATATTCCTGAAGGTGAACGTAGAATATGAGGAGCATTATGAATTTTAAAGTTGCAGGCATAGATCCAGGCCGGAACATTGGAATATCAATATTTGAAGGTGAAAAGCTGCAGCTATTTGACAGCCTGAAAATATCTCAGAAATTCCCTGAGTCAATATATGAGGCAATGACAAAATTAAAAATTGCCCTGAGAGGCGCTGGAATAGATTACTTTGCAGTGGAAGCTCCTCAACCGAGACAATTTGAACAAAGGGCAAAAAGAGAATCAATTTTAAAATTAGCATTCCTTACCGGTGGAATCATTGCCTCATGTTGGCAAAATGATCCTGCAGGAGTAACTGTCATTTATCCTCATGAACACAAAGGGCCGGAGAGAAACCCTGTCACTATTAACCGAATAAATAGACATTTCAACATTAAAGTAAATAATGATCATGAGGCAAATGCAATCAGTGTTGGATGGTGCATGGTAAGGGAGTTGCAATTCAAAGAAAAAGCCGGGCAATGGTCAAATAGATTGAGGTTTCTGAAAAATGGCAGCTAAAGGAAAAAACGTAGGCAAGTACTCACTGAAAATCCGTGAATCGAATGGAACCTGGGGGAATTGGACTGGGCCTCAGGATACCGAAAAAGAATGCTTGCAGCTTTTCAATGAAAAGTATAATAATGATAATTACAAAGGTGAAGTATTTGCAATATTTGACGGTCCTAAGAGATGGGGGAAAGTTTTGAGAATCCTGAAACCGGGAGAGGTATCATGAAAGGTGTTTTTTACGGTGCAATTCTTTGGTTGATTATTATTGGAGCTGCATTGTTACTTTGCAGGTGTGTGTAAAGTTGTCATTATTCATGCAGGAAATGTAATGAGAGAAACACTTCAACATAAACAAGCATTTGATTATTATTACACTTTGGGCAAAGATAGAAATATCATAAAAGTAGCACAAAATTTTGACGTGAGTCGTGCCTCTGTTGCTAAATGGTCAAAGGCTTTTGAGTGGCAAAAACGGATCAAGACAAGAGACAAGCGCATTGCAAAGAGAGTTGAGAGGATCACTGATACTGATATTGTGAAAGAGAAAGCCCGGTACAGGGCCATAATAAAAGCCACCATTGCAAAAATAGTAACAGAGGGCAAAGGCGGTAATTTTAAACTTGACATATGGCCGGAAAATGTTTCAGATCTTGAGAGACTTATTAAATTAGACCTCTTGCTCATGGGGGAGCCCACCGAGAGAGTGCAGCTCTCAGATGAGGAGAGGGCAAAGAAAATTCAAGATCTATTATTGAAAGCAAAAAGCAGGAAAAAGATTGGTACTGGCAAGTCTAAAACAAAATGAAATCTCTGAGTATATCGAATATCTAACAGAGGATGAACTTGCAGAGCTTGATGCTCTGATTGGTGCAGTCACTTCCACATTATGGCAGCCACATCCTGACAATGAGCCTCAGCGATTGGCTTATGAGTGCCAGGCTGATGAGCTGTATTATGGGGGATCTGCAGGAGGTGGAAAAACTGATTTGCTCCTTGGACTTGCTATGACTCAACACACAAAGTCAATTATATTCAGGAGGGAGTTTTCCCAACTTACAGATGCAATATTGCGCAGCTTTGAACTGTTGGGGGATACTCCTGCAAGATATAACGGATCAAGTCATATATGGAAAAATGTTCCAGGGGAGAGAATTATTGAGTTTGCTGGATGTCAACACTTGAAAGATCTACAAAAATATAAGGGTAGACCTCACGACTTGAAGTGTTTTGATGAGGTTGCTGACCTTAATGAGCATATGTATTTATTTTTGACTGGATGGGCTCGCACTACAGCAAAGAATCAAAGAGTGAGGGTTGTTGCTGCAGGAAATCCCCCACTGACTCAAGAGGGGGAATGGGTAAAAAGGCGCTGGGCTGCGTGGCTGGATCCTGCTCATAAAAATCCTGCAGCTCCCGGAGAGCTCAGATGGTATGCAAGAGTTGATGATGAGGATATTGAGCTGAAAAGTGGAAAACCTTTTAAGCACGGTAAGGAGATAATAATTCCCCGGACTAGAACATTTATTCCTGCAAAATTAGAGGACAACCCATATCTGTCAAAGACTGGCTATAGGTCAATTCTGCAAAATCTCCCGGAGCCCATGAGGAGCAAGCTCCTGTATGGTGATCATTCAATTGAGGTTGCAGATGATCCTTTTCAAGTGATCCCCACTGAATGGGTAAGACTGGCACAAAAACGATGGGAAAATACTGAACAGCCGAAATGCAAATTGACAGCTCTGGGCTGTGATATTGCCAGAGGTGGCAAAGATAATACAGTAATTTATAAGAGATTTAAAACATGGTTTGATAAGCCCAACAGGTATCCGGGAAAAGCAACTCCCAACGGGCAAACAGCAGCAGCCCTGATCATTGAGGCCCTTGACAGAAAAAAAGCTCTCATAAATTTAGATGTAATTGGGATAGGATCCTCAGTATATGATATACTTGAGGAAAAGAATTACAATGTAAATGGGGTTAATTTTGCAGGTGGATCTAATGAAACTGACAAATCAGGAAAGCTCACATTTCGCAACAAAAGGGCTGAATATTACTGGGCCATGAGAGAGGCCCTTGATCCTGAAACAGGAGAGGATTTGGCACTCCCCCCGGATCCAATACTTGCAGCAGATTTATGTGCTCCCAGGTGGAAACTGACAGCATCAGGAATACAGATTGAGTCAAAGGATGATATAATAAAAAGACTGGGACGGAGCCCCGATGATGGTGACGCCTGTGTGCTGGCACACCATTTTGAAAAGGAAATTGTAATTGTGAGGGAATTATGATCAAAGAATATCCACCAGAAAAAATATACTTACAGTGGTATGATGAAAATGGCGAGCCAGCACATCCTGAGGATAGAACGTGGTGTGTTGACAAAATAAATAATAATGATATTGAATACAAGAAAGCATCAGTTTGTACTTGTGATCGTTGTCTGGGCATTGAAAAGGTTGATGAATAGAGGTGAAAATGATAAAAACAATAATCACAGTAGAAACACTCAAAGACGGAAAGCCAACAAAAGTAAAATCAACAACACTCCCCACTGATAATCCAAAAGGTTTTCATGGCGAAATAGTTGTAAAATTCAAGGATGGTGTGCTTGTTCATGCTGATTCATTTCCAGAGAAAATAAAAGAATCATTGTTTGTGAATTCGGAGGGACAATGAGCCAAACTCCAATTAATAAAATATTCACAGATCTTGTTGAGGAAATTATTGCAGTGCAGGAGAGGCTCCCCGTTGATAGCTGGGAGTATGGGTTTATTGAGAATATGCATGGAAAAATGGAATTTACGGAGAAGCAAAGGGATCAGATCAGGAGGATTGCTGATCATTTGAAAATTATATAACTCCTCTATAATATTACCTTTTAACTTGACAAATTAGATATTTTTTATTATATTTGAGTAGATTAAAATAGCGGTAACTTGAACAAACAAGAGCCGACATTTTGAGATTTATTCTCAAGGTGTCGGCTTTTTTATTATGCAGGTACTTTATGAGGACAGAATATTCCACAGCAGGACTCACAGAACACAGGGAGAACATTTTCCCCGGTATGATTATAAGTGTCTTGAGTGTGGATACTGTTGGACAAGCGAAAGCGGAGGCTTTTGCCCTGAGTGTTGCTCAACAGAAATTATTTTATTGAGGGAGGTCAAAATTGACTGATCTTTTCAATGTACTGTTATCTGTTTTTATAGTTTTTTATGTTGCGTGGTGTGGTTATTCAGCGTTCATTTTTCTTAATACTGCAGAGGACAAAGTTGCCTTAATCAAAAAAAAGACAAAAGCATATTATATTTTCATGCACGGCAAATTCGTATTATATACGGTTGATGCCGTTTTTATTTTGGGAATGGTGATCATATTTGTCAAATATCTTATGCATAATATGGGCGGTTTTTAATATGGGTGCTCTGCAAGAATATCCTGGAAGCAAACAGACTTGCAGATCCTCCTGTTGAGAAATATGCGAGAGTGGGCCCGGTAATTGCTGAGGCGGGTTATGGTGGATCAGTTGATCCATTGGGCAATACAAATGATTTTCTCAGAACATATGCGGAAATATCATGGGTGTATGCAGCAGTCTATCAAATTCAAGTCAACATTGCAAAGCTCCCTCTCAAGGTATATGTGGGCCCAAAGGATGAGGATAGAAAAGATATCACAGATGATCCAAAAATTGCAGTACTGAAAAAACCACATCCATTCAAATCCCGGTTTATTTTTTGGATGGAGGTTTTTGGAAATTTAGAGCTCACAGGAGAGGTATTTTGTTATTTGGTGAGAGACAATGAGAATCAGCCACCAAAGGAAATAATCCCATTGAGATCTGACAGAATTAAAATTGTACCTCATGCAACTAATTATATTAAAGGGTATGTGTATTCTCAACAAGGAAAAGATGTTCCCTTTGAGCCTTGGGAAATATTTCATCTGAATTATTATAATCCTACTGATGATTATAGAGGTATGAGCCCACTGCAGGCTGCAAGAAATGATATGATTTTGGAGCTGCACTCTGTAAGCTGGGCAAAAGATTTTTTCAAGAATGGAATGAGGCCCACTGGGATCCTTGAGGCTCCCTCAACATTATCAGATTCAGCATTTAAGAAAACTCAAAAACAATTTGACAAAAAATATGCAGGTACTCAAAAAACATTGCTTTTACAGGAGGGCACAAAATACACTCCTCTCTCACTGCCTCCCAAGGATGTTGAATTCTTAGAACAGCGCAAAATGACAAAAGGAACTGTACTGGCTGCTTTTGGTGTGCCTCCTATAATGATAATGGATTTATCTGACTCCTCAATTTTACAAAATACCGAAATACAGCGCAGGATATTCTGGCAGGAAACACTGAGCCATAAAATGGCAATGTTTCTTGAGGAGTGGAATACTGAGCTCATGCCTCTGTTTGGGATTGATGGAGCTTATGTAGAATTTAATACATCAGGAATTGAGGCGCTCCAAGAGGACAAAGAGAAAAAAGAAAAAAGGTACTGGGAGGGATTTGCAAAGGGCTCAGTAACTCCAAACGAAATCAGGACTGATGTATTTGGAAAAGATGCGCTGAGTGATTCTGCAATGGATGCAACATATTTGCCAATTAATTTATTGCCAACAGGATCCTCAATTATTCCCGGCTCAAAAAAAACACTGACCAGGGCTGCTGATGATGAGGATGATGATGTCAGGCTGGCTCTTTGGAAATTGTTTGTTTCCCGTACCGTAGGATATGAGCTGAAATTCACTGACAAGGTTGCAACACTTTTCCGAGAGCTGCGAAATGAAGTGATCGCAAAATGGAAAAATACAAAATCATATACTCATCATAGTAATAAATATTTTCTTGTTTTCACTAAAAAAGATATTGATGTATCCGGTGCACTGTTTGATGATGAGGAATGGAAAATAAAATTTAATGAAATGGGGCTCCCCCTGATCGCTGAGGCAATAAGGCAGGGAGGGACAAGAGTGCTTGAGGATCTTGCATCTGAGGTTGTTTTTAATATAGCAGATCCTTTTGTAATTGATACCATCACAAACAGATTGGAGCTTTTCGGCACATCAGTTGTTGGCACTACACGAAAGCAAATAGTAAAAGAAATCACAGCCGGGATGAACGCTGCTGAGACAGTTGATGAGATTGCAAAAAGACTGGCAAAGGTTTTTGATCATGCCGAAAAATACAGAGCTCCACGGATTGCCAGAACTGAGGTTGTAAGCGGATATAATGCAGGAAATCTTGAGGGGATGAGACAGTCTCAGGCAATTGATGAGCATTGGTGGCTCACAAGTAGAGATGAGGATGTCAGGGATTCTCATAAACTGGCTGCAGATGGATCCCTCATGGATGGAAAATCCGTGAAACTTGGAGAGGAATTTCCCCTCAGTACTGAATATACAGGCTTCTCAAAAGAATATCCCTCAGACTACAATGAGAGATGTACAACAATGCCAAAGAGGAAAAATGAGGAATAGTTGATCATGGTTGATATAGAAAATAAAACAATGCGGAGGCCGATTGGCTCAGTTGTAAAAGCGAATGAGGATGGATCTATCAGATTTAAGTTGATCACAAATGATGTTGATCGCTATTCTGAGGTTGTGCTTCCATTTGGGGCCCAGCTTGATAATTGGAAAAGCAATCCAATATGGCTCTGGGGTCATAATTTGGAAAAATACGGAGGGATGCTCCGGCCTCCAATTGGAAAAATCAATATTAATACAATTGAACAGAATGATGATGCTCTTGAGGTAGATGTATTTTTTGATGAGATCGGACAGGATGCATTTGCTGCAATGATTGCCGATAAGCACAGAACAGGGTTTTTGAATGCCTGTTCTGTTGGGTTTATTCCAATTACAATCTCAAAAGATACTGTCAAGACTGGTCAAAAGGGTGTGACTCATGTAAAATATGATGTGCTTGAGGGGAGCTCTGTTCCTATTCCTGCAAACCCCAATGCATTACAACAAAAGGAATGGGGGGAGTTTTATGAGGCATGTATCAAAAACGGATCTACAATTGAGAGTATGTCAACATATATGAAAGTTATGGGCTGGGAGGATGATATAATCAATGATGCATTTACCCGGAAAGATGCAGAGAAGCTTTCAAAACCATTTGATCAGAATAAGGCAATTGCAGAAATCAGACAAAGGGCGGTATTTGCATATGAACAGCTTAAAAATGATAATGACCTGATCAGTCAAGAAAATGATGCTCTTATACAAGAGACTCTTGATATATTGAAATTGATCAGGGAGTTGGATCCATATAATACAAAACAATCAAAGAGTGACGAGATACTTGATGCTTTTAATGAATTAAAGAACATGTATACAGAACAATACAAAAATATAAGATATGTTGAAGTTATAAACGAACTAACGAAAATAAAAGAATTAATCAGAATAAATTAGAATTAATCTGAGGCCCTGAGCCCTTAC